CGGCGGCGGTGCTTTGGGGGACTTGCCCATGTCAGCATTCCTCTACACGTTGCTTGGCTTTTTCTTGCAATTTTGGCCAATGCCGGGCCATCTCTTCAGTGCCGAGATATATCAGTTGGTCTTCGCCATTTGGGTAATAGTTCGGGATGGTAGCAACCAGCTTATAACCCAAATTCTCGGAGACCTTGATCGATGTTTTATTGGTGGACTTGACGGTGGCGATCGTATTCACCACGCCAAGTTGACGGAACATGTAGTCATGAATCGCCCACCACCAAACACGCGAGGCCATCCTACCTTTCGCGATCCAGATGTGAGTGTGAATGGACTGCCCGTTGTAGTCGTCGAACAAGGCACCGGCAATCATCTCCTTGTTGTCGAACTCAGCGATGGCTTGCGCCGCGCCAGTCGGGAACAGGGGGCCCACCATTTCGGCGACCTCCGGGATGATTGACCTATCAGTGTTGATCCAGCGGGTCATATCAGACCTCCGGATTCCCATACCCATTCCATAGCAGCGACGGATAGCGGGGACGAAGTGGATACGCGCAGTTGCCACGCGAACGCATACCCCAGGACATTTGCCGACACCCATGGCCGGTACACATTCTCCAGACCCGCCCAATTGACGGTGTCCCAGAAGGATACGTCCCATATGGCGTTACCCACCGCGAAGTTGGGGATCGGGGTAGCGAGGAATGTATCGAGCCGGAAATCTGGCAATGCCCGAATCCGGAAGGATGGCTTGACCTCAGTGTGGAATATGGGGCGGATGAACTTGGCATGCTTGTTGGTCGTCGGGTCATCGAGGTAAGAGTACGCGCTAAACGCATAAGCTTCGATTGGATCGCCACCGACCCCTACGCGCGGAACGTTGTCGACGTGCCGGTTCATCGTGACCACCAGCACCCGGCCGTCATCCGTGCCCATGAATACCGATCGATCGACGCTCCTAATAGTGCGAACGGGATAGTTGAACTTGCCCCATGCGCCGGTCAACAGGTTCATGACCAGCTGCAACGGGGCCTGTGTCCTCTCGTCGTAGATATTGATTGTTATCAACGCCAATTCCGACTGGAACCCGATTTCAATCGGGAATCGAGGGGAAGTGGGCGCGGTCAAGTTGATCAACGTCCGGGAGATGCGTTTGGACATTACGCTCGAATACATGACGTCAGTAGCGACGCCTTGCACCAGCACCGACAATGGGACCAAACCCCGACGCGACAAGAACAAAATATCCCCGCCGAAGTCCACAATAGCGCGCGGACCAAGCGGCGGGGCAATGAAGAAGATCGAATCGAGGGTCCAGTCGGCCGCATTGCTGGGATCGTTACCCGAGTAAGAGGCGATTTCGCCAGCGGACGACAGGAAGATGATGCGATCATCGAGACCTTCACCCGTATCCATGCTCCAGCGTGCCAAAGAAATAAGGTACCCGCCGCGCTTGAACAGGCCACCGAGGAAGAATGGCTTGGCTTCGCCGCCCACCGAGTCAATAGGCAGGTACCATGCGGTCAGCGATCCGGTCTGCAGGAACCACAACCGGCCCTTGTGCACCAGCACGAAGTTGAAGGTATTGGGGTTTACACCTTTGATTTCGCCGGGGGCGGCGGGGGTAGTCACCTGCGTGAAGTTGCCCCACGTCAGGCCATTGGCAAACACCGTCTGTTGGCCGTTGCAGGCGATGAGGTACTGGCCAGCGGCAGTTGCGAAGTTCGTCCACTCCATTTGGCCATTCGTAACGGCCTTCACAAGAGGGGCAACGTCAACGCTAGCCGTGACATTATAGATTCCGGTGTCCGTGCAGGCAAAAACCCTGAATGAGCCGTCAACGGTGTTGTAGCTCATGATGGTCTTGACCGCGCCACCGGGCACGTTGCCCACCCATACCTGATAACCGGAACGCACATTAAGCGTACCAGTATCCGGGAAGAAGTTCATGCCGTCAATCATGAACTCCGGACCCATTGTGGCCAGCGGGTCCAGATCGTTAATACCGCCCACAGGCGGCGGGAGCGCCAGTGCTTGGCTTACTTGCGGTTTTGGCTGTCGGAGACCGTACATTATACGTTCCAGCTACCATCCGGCACGTTCTGGCCAGAGATGTAAAGGTAATCCCACCGGGAGTCCAAAGAGATGACCGGAGCGCCAGTGGTCTGCGCCTTCTCGGCGTTAAGCATGTAATCGAACTGCTGCCCTAGGTCCGTGGCGTCCATACCCTTCGCGTTCCACAGTTTGAACTTGCAGCCCGCGATCATGAGATAGTTATCGAACACTGGCTCATCCGCGTCGGCTTCGGCCTTGTCCTTGTACGTATCAGTCACCGGGTCGTACACCCAATTGCGGCTGATGTAGAAGAACCGTATCAATTCTCCGTCGGCCGGGGCGGGGAATACGGTAAATTTGTTGCGCAGGATGCGGTAGCGATAGTACACGCCCACCGATACCACACCATACTGCACCCAGGACCATCCTTGCGGGGACATTGGACCGTACATCGGGCGACGGTTAGACGATGACCATTGGGTCTGATTGACGATCCGGCCAAAGTCCGCCGGGAGGTCAAACTCAGTCTTTACACCGTCGCCCGTGTACGTTTGAACTTTTTCGAGGAACTGCCAGTCGTGCACTTTCACCAACTGCGATCCGAGCATATTGACCAAACCCAGAATCTGGAACCCGGTCTGGTCATCGAACGCGGATACGGTCGTTGGAGCCTGCGGCAGCCCAAGCTCCTGCAACGCTTGATTCACGATGCTAAGTACTGATGCTTGGGCAGCCATGGCTTACTTCCCCTTCTTGAAACCAGCAATGAGGGCGGCTTGCTCAGTGATGGTGTTCTCCATCGCTGCCAGCTTGTCCTTCAGCTGGTCATATTCCGCCTGCATCTGGATGAACGGAGCGTCCTTCTCCGCCTTCTCCACCATGTTTTGCGCCCGCTGCTTGAGCTTGAACAGACCCGGAATCCTGGTGCATACATCGTCGCCCACGTGCGATAGTTGCTCCAGCGTTTTGATCCGCAGGTAGGATAGCTCTTCCACCTGTGACCGGGTGATCCACGGGGCCTCTGCCAAAGGGGTACCGATGACCTGCTCAGTTTCACCGCTCTTGAACTCCTTGTAAGCGGGCGCAAAACGCTTGCGATCCATATCCGTTACCGGACGCTGGATGATATTGGTCTGATTGCCGGGGGTGCGAATCTCGACGTATTCCTTGTCCACATAGATTGGGCGACCTGCCTCGTCAGACGCCGATTGATCCGCCACCGGGCGGGTATAGAACTTTACATAGACGGACTTATCGGCCGCCTCACGGGATTTGAAATCATCTACATCAAAGTCTGCGGTTTGCATAGGGGGCTCCTTAGCCAATAAGGCCCCGTTCCACGACGGCAACGAGGGTGACGATTGCCAGCCCCAGCCAACCCAAATGCAGGCGCGGGCTAAGGGTGACGTTGAACGCTGCCAACAGCAGGCAGACTAGCGCAATGAGAAGGAGGACAGTAATCGTGATGGTCATTTCGTACTCCTAGGTATACAGGGTTTTACCAGCGACGAATGACTCGATTTGTTGGATCGTCGCTAGGGGTGTCGCCACAGTGGAGCCCCTAACAATAAGCTGGTTGAGTTGGATAGCACTAAAGAAAGTGGCTCCTGCCCGCGAACCCACATACATTGGATAGTTACCGTATGTACCTGTCCCTTGGTCAAGGGCAATTGGAGTCTGGACTATGCCATTGACCCTCAACCCCAGCGCATCGCCCGGAATGTCTGCCGTGCCTGTCACTACCGCTGTGTTGGGAGCCGGGAAAGTGGTAGTTGAAGTTATCTGTTGCGCTACGGTTCCACGGCTACGGAAATTATAAGCTGCGCTAGACACCACAGACGGCGCAAGCAAGGAGAATGCGCCGTTGTTGACATTCGGGTCAACCGATAGCTCTACTATAGGACTGATGACCGCATCGTTTAGCTTGGTCACTCCGGCAAACACAGTCATCTTATCCGCAGGGGCGAAATTAACAGACGGAGTAACATAGCCATCGTTCACGTTGTCAAACCGCAGATAGACCGGGAAGCCGACGCTATCGTAATCGGTGGCTGTAGTGACGCGCTGCCAACGGGTAGGGGTAAGCCCATATTCCAACTGCGGCTGAGTGACCCGGAAAGTAAGGTCAACGGTACCGCCAATAGCTATCGCCATATCAATGCCAACACGGGCAAGGTTAGTGGCCGCACCTGTGAATGTTCGTGCCGCAGTGAATAGCTGCTCCGTAGCAATTATGGTTTGCACAGAATTAGTATTGGTGACAAAGGCTGCACCGTTGTACTCGGATATAAAGAACCTACGAAGCGGGTTGTTAAATCCTACGCTTGGATCACCAGCCAATAGCTGTATTCTGGCAGAAGAAACCCATGGCTGACCAATGGCCGCAGCAACACCTGCGCCCATGTAGATATCAGCGAATCCAAGGGCTCCGGAAGTATTAGTACCGCTTACCCGATAATCGAAATATGCCCGGCCATCAGGCAACGTGCCTTTGGCTATGACTGCGCGCGTGATTCCGGCAACTGCGGAGACACTCCAGCCAGTAGGCAAAGCACCCCCCGAACCAATGACTCCAACCACTGCTAGCGAGAGGTCTGAAATTAGCTGATTTCGACGTGCCGAAACCACGGGCCTATTGGCAGCAGTCGCCTGCGTGCCATGAATGCCGGGGATTTCCTTAACGCTGATAGATCGTACAACGAAATCGGTCACACCGCCACTGCGCTTGACCTCGATATTACTGGCCGTAGCAACAAAGATGGTCTTGGTAGTACCGGCAACAGCTATATTGCGCAAGGTTGCACCATTACAGGCAACAATACCCGCCCCAGATGTGACGATTGCCATATCCACAGTAGCCTCATAGGTCTTACCTATGGTCATGGCTGCGCCCGGGAACTGTGAAACTCCCATTATGTTGCCAGTGGTGGAAACGACACGAGCGCCCTGTGCCACTTGCTCTACAAATTCGGATGCAGTTTGTGCATTCGTGACCCAGCCTGTAGGCCGCACCGGGCCGGTAGTCCAAGTGCCAGTGGCAAAATTGCCATTGGTCGTGGCCTCTGCGCCACGGGCCAGATCATACCGCTTATCCAGTACCAGCCCGAAGGGTTGTTCAACTGCCGTTACAGCCAATAGCCCATTGGCATCTTGATACAAGGAACTGAAGTCGCTGAAATCGTGCCAGAATCCGGGCTCTCCAGCATCGAACAAAAGCTGATTGATTTGATTAGGGGATGGGGTACTCAACCAATAGGCCAGCATCTTATCGTTGATAGTGCCGGGCCCAGCCGGGAGGAACTTCATCCAAAGGTCGTTGTTTGTGTCGGGGGTCGTAACAGGCAGCCCTAGCTGTGACAAGAGCCACTGTCTTTCCGCATCGCCGTAAGAGGCGTTCGCGCTCGCCCCTCCGGCCTTGAAAAAGCTCAACAAGCCGTCATTGACAGTGCCCCCGCCTGTCGCTACGCGAATGGCATCATTGAGAGTGGTCATATCAGGTAATCGCTGCACTTGCGGTCGTGCCGGAACCGAACACCGAATCCGTAGCAACCAGAGCAAAGTCCGAACGGTTGGTGAAGCCCGTTTCAACCACGGCACCAATCGCCACCGCACCAGCCGCCGTAACCATCTTGGTCGGGAAGCCAGTGAAAGCAGGGCCTGCGCCAGCATCACGCGAAGCACCATTGCCCCAGCCCAGAAGCGGCTGCACGGCATAGGGGGAAACCGTACTCACACCGAGCCCGGTGTTTCCGGGGCCGGGAGTGATAACGCTTCGCCCACCGCCGATGGCCGTGAGAATAGCCGTTGTAGCCAGAACCGGAACAGCAGCGGTACTTGCAGGCATCGAAATGCCGGGGGTGTAATCATCGGTATAGCCTGCGGCCTTGATTGCGCCGGGGGCCGTAAACGGTGACGAGCCAGTGGAGACATTGGTGACCTTGTTAGCTCCGAAACCAATGCCCGTATTCAGGGCACCTGTGGAGTAGTTGGTTGGGTCGTTTTCCTTCACCAACGTAGTAGGGTTAAACCTCTTGGCATCGAGTGGCGAACCTTTGGGCCCGGAAAAAGCGCTCATCATCACGAACTTTCCGAGCACGGGGTTAGCCACTACGACCAATGGACCGGCCATGTTAATCGCGGGCATTTCGGCATCCTCCAGACGTTAATAAAAGCGGCTTATTTTAGACTGGAGCCGCAACAACCAGTTGCACGCGCCCCCGCGCTTACGGTACAGGCTCGTTTTTTGCCAGAGGATACTCGCCCGATTTATACGGCTTTCCAGTCGCAGGATCAATCGGAGTATTTTCCGGTGGCCTTTCGTCATCCCTTTCTTCCGCTTCCGGAGGGGCCTCTTCCGTACCCTCTTTCGGGGCATCTTTCGTGCCCTTCTTGAGTTTGTCAAAGAGTTTCACGGCTCCTCCTTACGGATTCACGTCGAGACGGCCTTGGAACTGGCTGCCGCAAGTGGTGAGATTGCCAGCCCATGCGAGAATCTGCACTTCGGCATCTTGGTTGATGGAATACCGCTTGTTGGGGCTCAGCGGGACGAAGTTGCGGGCGCTGTGCGGGCGGAAACGGATGTAGTCCGTGTTCAGCATGAACGCAGTGCCAGCCGGGCAGAAGCCACCGATACCGCCATCGAGGACGCAGTCGGCGTCCATGTACTTGATGGTTGGGAAGCCGAGGTTGCCCACGTCGGGGTTGGTGAAGCGCTGTTGCGCCTGGAGAGAAGCCACATACGCGGACCAAACCACATTGTCCATCGGGATCAGGTCGGGGCGGTCAGCGCCACGGACCAACTGTGCCCAGAGGGAATTCAGATTGGCTTGGATCGTTGCAGCGGAAGTGACGTTCACGAGCTTCGAACGCCAGAAGGTCCACGTCAGACGGTCGATACCACCGTATGTGCCGGTGGTCGGGTCCAGAGGAACAGCCGCGTTAAGGCCGGTGATTTCCTTGCCACCAGAACCGGTGCCGTCGGAGTAGATACCGCCTGCGACGAGGTTCTTCATCGTCGACTCAGCGACGTCGATGCGCGCAGCCAGCAGATCGATCATCTGCTCCGGACCGGCGTTCTGCAGCATTTCCAGACCGGAAATGACTACCGGGCAGGCTGCTTGCTTGATATCGAACTGCGCTGCGGAGAGAACATCCTGCGCGGCAACTGGCAGCAGGTCATACCCACTGTACCAACCGGCATTCGCGTTCTCAGCGAAACTCAGTTCTTCGTAGATCAGGCGTCCGCCTGAAAAGGTACGCATCTTGCCCCTCTGCGAAAGCCGCATCAGGAGTGCGTTGTTCTTGGTCACGTTATCCGCGATCTTCTTCGTGCGGGATTCGATCGTGGTCGTGATGATGTCACTTACATTCGGAAAGGCCATGACAACATCCTCTGGAAGGGTGAATGAGCGCTCGTATCAGAGGGGTCAGCCCTTTCCAGAGGATTACACGGTGTCAGCCGGTGACATTCTCCAGAGTCTTTATTCTAGCACACCCCGAGGCCGCCGTCAAGTTATCAAGCCCTACCTGTCGCGTTCGCATTCCAAGCCTTCCGTACGGCTTCGTGAATATCATCGCCTTCATTTGGCTGATCAGCCCCATTCTCCAAAGGGGCAGAGCCCGGTGCGAGTACAAAAGCGGCTGCGGCATGGCGCTGCTGAATCTGGCCCTGCGGCTGCGGCTGTTGCCCATAACTGGCGATGTAATGGGCCCGGACCTGCGGATTACGCCAGCAGGCCAAATCGTACGCGGCTTGGTAATCTTCGGCGTACCCATACTCAATGAGGTCGGCCATATCCTCTCGCACATGCTCATAGTACGGGTGATTAGCGTCGTCCGCAACAAACTCCGCCAGTTCTGACTCAGCCGCCTGATCCTCTACCTGCTCCTTCCACTGCTGGAGTTCCTGTAGCCGCAAGGCCACATCCGGTGGAATCTGCGGCGGGGTCTGGTGGTATTGGTGCGCCTGCGCCATGGTTTCATCCAGCTTGCCGCCCATCGCTGCGTCAAGGGCCGCACGCAACGGCACCCCATACTGCTCAGCCAGCGATAGCACCATGGTCATCTTCTGCGCAGGGTTGCCCAAACGCAGAGTCTGCTCGACGCCAATCATGCTGTGGAGATACTGGCGTGGGTCCTCTTGGATATGGTCGAAGTACTGTTCGAACGGAGCGAGGGTGTTGTATAGTTCCTCCATCGGCTCGTAATACTGCTTCAGCTGGCGCACACCAACGGCCGTCGCTTCCTCACGGCGGGTGATCTCCTCCCGAACGTCCGGGGGAAGGGTTCCCCACTTTTCCTTCATCGGCTTCGTCCAAGAATCCGGTGGCTTGTTTGGATCAAGCTTCAACTCTTCGGCACCCTCCGGGGCCTGCGGCGGCGGCTGGCCTACCGGTGGCAGCCCGGGCGCAGGCGGCGGGGGCGTACCGGAATCGGCCCGTTGGGGC